GCATAATAAAATGCGTTTGTATCTAACACATACAAAATTTATCACCTTCCATTAATAATTGTTTGTTTTACTTGCGGAGATTCACCAAACTCAAATCTCGCTTCGCGTGATGCAGTCGCCGCTACATTCAGTTCCTCTTCTGTGACATTAGGGACAACCCATAGCCCGCGCACAAAACGTGAATAGTATTCTCTTTCTGATAACTCTTCTGGAGCTAAAAATCTAACATCCTCCGGGTGTTTTTCTGATGTCCATTCCCACACATACTCCAACACACCAGCAAAATCATCAATTTTTACGGCTTCTGGAGAACCTATCAATACTGAAAATTTTATGTTCTCATTATCCTTGTTAAAGCAAAATTCTTCACATTTTTTCATTTCATATTCGCTGAGTGGTTTTGCTTTTATTTCAAACCATCTATCAAGGGTTGGAAGATAAAAATCAGGAAGATAGCGTATTCCATTTATTTCAAACCCTTCAACTTCATATTCGTACTTAAGTCCAATCATATCGAAAAAAATAGCCCATCGTGCTTCCAATCGGCTTCTAAATCTGAACCCATTATATTTTGTCTCAATAGGCTTAATACCCATGATTACCGCTCCTTCCTAACATCCATTCCACTGCCTACAAACACCCAAAATGGTCGAGTTTCCAGATTGGTTGTCAGCCCTTTCCGTTTTCCAAAAATCAGCCAGAAATGCCTGACATCTAATCCACTGTCTCAAATCATGACATCTAATCCGAGGTTACAACCTGACATATATTTTACAGTGGATATGTTTCCATATAGGAAAACCGAGCTTTTTCAGAAGTCTGGCTTCAGATCCAAACCTCCGAAAAATCCCGGAAATACGCCGCTTTCTGGCACTTGATTTTATTTGCATGACATCAAGACTACCGTCTCCACATGGGACGAGGAAACAGTATTGATGTCTGATTGCCCCTGTTCGTTCTCGGAAACAAATCGACTGTCAGTCCTCGTCCCAGCTGATATTAATAGTTCTCGGAAATAAATCATTTCCTTCTAAATCTGTTAGAACATATCTTTTATGATTTCTAACGCTATATTCATACCGGAGCGGTTGTCACTTGGAGTCTTAGCCAACGTTGCCATGTAACGTCCGTCACCATAGTAAATGAATTTATAGTGCTTACCCTCCTCGGTAATCACAAATCCCATGTCTTGCAATGTACGTTTCATTGAGCCGGACATGGTCTTATAGCCTCTCAACGAGTTCTTTAATTGTTCAGAACGGTCATTGGCTCTGCGTTTACAATTATTGCTCTTGATTATATCTTCGAGAACTGCTCTTCTGCGTGTACCGGAAGCATAATTAGGAAGAGCCTGCTCAAGGGCATCGAGGAGCATAGCTTTGATTTCATCTTGGAAAAACTCCTCTTCTTCGCCCAAATATAATATCGGCATATTGTCCGTGCTACCCATTTTTGAGCGGAGACCCTGATTCTCGTAAGTAAGGATTTCATTTGCATGGGTCAATTCTTCAACCTGTTTTTTCAGCTTTTGAATATCCTCGTCTGCAGATTCAATCAGTTCATCTGCTTCTGCTGCCACGCGGTTTTTCTCAGATTCAGCCGCCAGCAATTCTGCACCTCTCATACTCAATCGATCTCTAAGAAGTGCATTATTTACGCCTTGCCAAGTATACAGCTTATCCATCATTTGAGCGTTGCAGTACTGAATTACACTACGAATAACCTTTTCAGACAGAACAGCATCAATTCCATCGTATGCACGATATAGATACTTCTTATGACCATATGCACTATTGGGGAAGTATACACCGATAGCGCCGTTGAATTCATTTTTGTTATCACACTGCCGACGGATTCTTCCGTTCAGCCATGTACCTTCTTCAACAAGCACATGGGCAACACCTTTCAACCTTCCAGATAATTTCCAAATATCCACCGGATCTTCACCGTAGTATGTTTTGGAGATATACACAACAGGGAGTCTATACCTTGAAGTGCCATTGATTACATCCGTCAACAAGTCGACATTATCAGCTTTAATGAAAATCGGCTTGCGGAGCATTGGCAAAATTCCATCATCCTTCAAATAGCCGTGTTCTATTAGTAGAGTGATAAAATGCGGTGTAGAAAAGGTTGGGTCAACGGCCAGTGCCTCTTCCAAATAACTACGATCGAGTTGAATAGACATTCTCATGTCATTAAAATTCATAACGTAGTCGGTATCCCAGACCACACCATCTGCTTCGGTTTTTTCATAGCGAACCGCGATGATGTTCTCATTTCGGTATTCCTCGATAGCAAGCCACAGTGTCTCGGTACCATATCGGACATTTCGTTCGCCATTCCATTCGATACCTTGAATTATATTTTCTTCATGAGGACTGCCCTGATTCCACTCCAGAACCAGCTGGATAAAGGAGTCCTTTGTCATTGTATCATTGATTTCAAGTAGCGTAGAAAATAACAGCATATGACATCTTGCCTCCGCATTTTACACAGAAAGAGACACGAGATTCTTTCTCAGAGCCTGTCCCTCAATAGGAACATAGCAGGAATCCACAATAAGTTCTCTTCCCAGAATATCTTCCAGTGCAATGGTCTGCCATGTTTCCAGCAGAACCGGGTTGTTTTTCAAAATTGTGTTAATATTCTCAAGCATCAGCGGACTGCTCAGTTTATCGAGCATCGCACGACCATCGGTAATGTTTCCGGCTGAATCAACGATATTTGCATGGGCAATCTTCCAGAGTTTTTTCTCACTAAGGAGTCTAAGGATAAAGGCATCCACAAACTCTTTCTGTGCCTCTTCGCTTGTCATATTGACGCTGTAGTTTTCATACGCAGCATCAATTTCATCCAGGACAGAAGTGATCGTTTCCGGCGTTGCTACCGCCATAGAAGATTTCTGCGCTTCAGTATGGGTAGCAGCGTTATTCTTCTGAGGCATAGGCTTTGCTATCTTACGTTCAGCGATTTTCCTCTTACCGTAGTTCACGGCCGCATTCCATCCGCGTCCAGCCCAATAGAATGCTCCGTCAACAGCTCTGTCAACAATAATGGGCAGTGCCTGTTCAATGCCGTCCACAATCAGCTGCTGATACCACGGCAAATCCTCATATCGAGTAGGTCGTTTTTCTACTTCAACAACTTCTCTGCGGACAATGACCTGCGGCTCTGGAGGGACAACCTTGGTAGGGTCTTCATCGACCACTTCCAGATCATAAGCAACAGCGGAATAGGTTCCGTCACCACGATGCCGGCCACCCTTGCCGATGCAATCCCCAGTGGTATCGTTTCCGTCTTTATCTTTTCGAGGCAACTTGCCTACTACATAGTCGAAATCTCTTTCTTCAGACATCGTCAACCTCCGTAACATTGATTTCTTCAAAGTTGTATGCTCCGACAGGGTACTCGTTAATATAGCCTTCCACTTTAAATGTCTGACCGCATCCGATACACTCATAATCTTCGCACTCAAAACAGTGCTGTATTTCTGCACCCATCTGACGCTCAGTTGAATAATCTCCGGTGCTATAATCGGAAAGGTCAATGGCATTGCTTGCACCACAGTGGGGACACTTAATAACACGCTTCATACTGATTCCGTCAGTTTCCATTTCCATCTCATTCAGCTGAACGGTCTGGAAATATGACTCCAGTGCCCTCCGAAAGATCTGAGACTTCGGCTGGCCAGTCTTTTCGCTGCAGTATGAGAGCATCTGATTTTCCTCGTCATTGAGGCGCACCCGATACTGATTGTCACGTTTATCATCTACAGTTGGTCTACCTTTTCCAGCCATGTCCTACTCCTTTTCGGATATCCATTTAATCTTACAATCCAAATTATACAGATTTCGACATTCCTTGTCAACGATTAAAGGTGTATCCATTTAATAACTTTCTCTGAACGACAAAAACGCCCAGACCGAAGCCTGAGCGTCACACTGTTATTTTCATCTTATTCGTTTATCGTAATCTCGATCCCGGATTTGAATTCCACCACAAAATGGTCATCGTACACCGTGATTTTCTCAATCATCCTTCTGACCAGGGCTTCGCTGTACTCGGTGACTTCTTCCGGCTCACTCTGAAGGAAGGAAACCATGTCAGCCATGCGCTGGCGAATACCGTCCTTGTTGGCTTCCTGCAAGAGCAGTTCTTCTTTTTCCGCTCGAAGTTCATCGATTTCATCGGCAATGGCATCGTAATTCTGCTTTGCGTTTGCCAGTTTTAGGAGTTCCTGCTGAAGTTCCAGAAGGTGGGCATCAATCCCTTCCACGGCCGCACTATTGCTGTCACCAAGGCATCTTTCAAAACTTGCCTGCAATGCGGGGATGAAGGAGGAACTTCCCATGATGACTTCGTTTACCGCCCGGACAACCACCTCATGCAGAAGTTCTTCCTTTACGGTTCTTGCGGTGCAGGATGGGCGGTCTTTTTCCACCCGGCTGAGGCATCTCCAAACTGTGGACTTGCACCCACGGTTGTTCCAGTTGATTCTGCGGAAGATGTCATTACAGTGGGCGCAGTACACGATGCTCGAAAGAGCGTATCGGCTGCTGTAAATCCTGCGCTTCTGATCAGGTCCGCACTCCATGTGTGCCCTACGGTACATTTCTTCACGCACCTTCATGAACTTCTCACGGGGAATAATGGCGGGGTGACTGTTCTCGACATAGTACTGCGGAACGATGCCGTTGTTGGCAACACGCTTTTTATTGAGGAAATCCACCGTGTAGGTCTTCTGCAGGAGCGCATCGCCGATATATTTCTCATTCGTGAGAATCTTCTTCAATGTACTTTGCAGCCAGTAATCACTTCCGGCAGCGGTCTTGATGCCGTCCGCTTCCAAACCCTGTCCGATCTGGAACAGGCTTGCACCTTCTAGATACTCTCGATAGATTCGCAGGACGATTTCCGCTTCTTCCGGGACGATGACCAGGTTGCCTTCATCGTCCTTGGTATAGCCGAGGAAACGGTTGTGGTTGACCTGCACCTTTCCGGCTTGGTAGCGGAATTGCAGTCCCAACTTTACGTTCTGGGATAGGGACTGTGATTCCTGCTGTGCAAGGGATGCCATGATTGTCAGAAGAACTTCGCCCTTGGCATCCATCGTATTGATATTTTCTTTCTCAAAGTACACGGAAATGTTCTTTTCCTTCAGCTGCCGAATGTATTTCAAGCAGTCCAGCGTGTTGCGGGCGAATCGGCTGATGGACTTGGTAATGACCATGTCGATTTTGGATGCCATGCAGTCCTCAATCATGCGGTTGAACTCTTCACGCTTTTTGGTGTTGGTACCCGAAATACCGTCATCGGCATAGATCCCGGCAAGCTGCCACTCAGGATTTCTGTCTATGAATTCTGTGTAATGCTCCACCTGTGCCTCATAACTGGATTCCTGTTCGTCACGGTCAGTGGAAACACGGCAGTACGCAGCCACACGCAGTTTCGGTTTTTCTTCCGTGACCTGCTTTCTGCTGCCGACTCGTTTTCTCGCCGGAATTACGGTGATCGTTTTCTCAGCCATTCCGTACCTCACTTTCTATCAGACTGTAAATGTATGCGGCCTGCTTGAATGGGTCATCGTATCTGTGTGTGACCTTTCCTATAATAAAGGCGGTCTCTGCTTCGCAAGGCGGCGGTGTTGTCCGCTCCCGGGTTCTGCCTAATGCTCCGGCACGGCGATTCCGCTCTTCTGCGACTTTGGAAAAGGTCTCGCTGTCAATAATCGCAGGATAAAAATCATCGCCCAGGTAATGCTCGTTCTGGAGTATCCTTTTGGCACCGCTGTGGAACAGGGTAAGCCCTGCGGCTTCTGCGGCGGGTACCAATGCCAGCCCGGAAAGGTAGCCACTGAACAGGGTACGCACCTGTTCAGTCTGCCCTTCGTCAATGACCGCCACACCGTTTTCAATTCTGTATCCATATGGGATGTGGTTTGCCATATTCATCGTATCCTTTCTTTCAGTATCAATCCGCATTTCAGTTCAAAGGCTGCGGTGTTCCTTTCGTGTATCACGACCCGCTCCACAAACTGTGAAAAGCAATCCCCGTCAAACTCCGTCAGCATCTCACCCCGACTGCAAAAGCGGATGAGGTCTGCCAGCTTTTCGGTCTTTTTCATCTCTCCGTTGACCGAGAATACCAGATGCTCTTTTTCTTCGGTCAGTGCCTGTGCCTCCGTCAGCAGGTCATTGGATTCCTGTGTGAAGAGTGCCGGGTCAAGGTAACCTCTTGTCATTAGCGTGGTCAGTGTATTCTGACGTTCCGCATTTTTCTCTAGCCGTTCATCCAATTCAGACAATCGGCTGATGGCATCCTTCTGACTGATGCTCCGCAGGGAAGTAAGCAGTGGCTGCAGGACTTCCTTGTGGGCAAATACCAGCTTGTTCATCATCGTAACGAATGCCATCTGCAAGGCATCTTCACGGATGAACTTCTGGGAGCATCTGTTCTTGTCCTTCAGATGCCCAGAACAAGTAAGTGCCGGATACTGGATGTGGGTGGAATAATTCATTCTGCGTTTATACGGCGAACCGCACTCTCCGCAGAACACCTTCCCGGACATGGGGTATCGTACCTGGTACTTAGCATCACCCCTGGTAATACCTTTTTCTTTTGCACGCTGTTCCACCAATGCCGCCACCGCCTCAAAATCCTCATGGCTGACGATGGCATCGTGGTGCCCTTCCATATAAAACTGATCCATCTCGCCGTAATTCCTATGCCTATTGAACTGATCATCGCTGTAGGTCTTCTGAAAAATGCAGTCTCCGGTGTATTTCTCATTAGAAAGGATGCCACGGACGGAAGTGGATGTCCATTTGCCACCCTTCTTGGTCGGCGCGCCCAGTTTTATGAGTTCGGACGCTATCGCATCAGAACCCTTGCCGGAGAGCGTTTCGGAATAAATGAATTTGACCCATTTGGCCTGTTCTTCGTTGATTGCCCATTCGCCATCGCCGATGTAATCATAACCGTATGGCGGGTATGCCAGCTTGAAAGTACCGTTCTCAAAACGGCGGCGAATGCTCCACTTACTGTTTTCGGCAATAGAGACCGATTCGCTCTCCGCAAGGCTTGAGAGAATGGAAAGCATCAGTTCGCTCTCCATGGAACCCGTGTCCAGATCTTCCTTCTCAAAGTAGATGGGAATACCCAAGCCGAGCAGCTTTCGCACCAATTCAAGGCAATCGGTAGTATTACGGCTGAAACGGCTGATAGATTTTGTAATAACCCGGTCGATGCGTCCATCCTCACAGTCTGCAACCATCTGCATCAGTGCCGGCCGCTTGTCTTTCTTCGTGCCTGTGATGCCCTGGTCGTAATACAATCCGGCATACTCCCAATCCGGGTGTGCTTTGATGTATCGTTCGTAATGGTCTTTCTGTGTCTCAAGGCTCAAAAGCTGTTCATCCGAACCAGTGGAAACACGACAGTAGGCAACCACGCGGGTCTTTCTCACTGCATTCAAAAATGCTGTATTTCCTTCGATTTTTGTTATCCGTTTCATAGTCTCACCTCCCTTTGGGTAGGTCACATATTACCTCTGTGTCCGCACTATAGCAACGCATTATCTGGATATAAATCGGCAAGATAGGGAGAAAATACACGGCGATTTTCGGCCATAATGCGATCATATTCACCAGTGGAAATCAGCCCTTTTTTCAGCATTTTTCGTGTAATCTGCTCAGCGCGGATATAGTTATATTCATTCTGAAGCTGTTCGTTGGTCATTCTCTCTGAGGGATATGACTGTAGCTGTTTAGGGGAAGTAATCTTTGTTACCTGCATAGTCTCGTCCTCCGTTTCGAGGGAACTTGTCTATCCCTCTGTTACATTAGGAAAAAGAACAACCCCCATAAACGCAGAAAAAGCCCGCCGCAGAGGAATGAACCTCCACGACGGGCAAACGAGATATCCTGCTATGAAATTAGATGCGGGCAACGTAATCAAGAGCGATCCATCCTGCGCCGGATTTCAGCCTGCCCCACCCCTTTGCGGAGCCAGTGCCAGACTGCACTTCGACAATCGTATACACACCGACAGGGATGTATTTGGTTCTAGCATGGTTTGTGCCGGGACCTTTTCTGATGTTAAGGTCAGAAATTGCAACCTTAACCTTGAACGGCACAGCGGATGTAGTTGTTTTCGATGTGTAGATGTTTACACCATTTACATCAAACACACTATATCCGGGATGCTTATCCACGCAGGCTTTCGCATTGGCAAGGTTCTTATATGCACCAATCTGACTCTTTGCATCTGCCCAGGTCTTACGGACACGATACCAGACCGTCTTGTCAGCAGTCGGTGTCTGTGCTGTACCGCCAAGTGCCGCTGTTACCTTCGCAGCAAGATTACCCAAGCGGCTATACAGCCAATCGCCCGGACAGGACTTATTGGCAAACCAGCGGTGGACGGTAAGCACCATCTCATCTGCCTTCGGATTGTAATTTAAGGACTTGTCCTTATCGGCAAACCATAAGAGTTTCTTCTTTCCATTTCGCTTGCAGATGTCGGTGCAGAGCGAGATAAGGGAAGCGTAGACTTTATCATTCATCGCATATGGCTCGGACATATCACTGGCGCACTCGATGGTGACGGCACGCTGGTCGTTGGCATTGGACGAAGAACACCAGCTGCGGTTCTTCTCTTCCACGCAGAGAGAAATGCGACCGTCTTTGCCGATGCCATAGTTACAGGAGGCCTGACAAGAAGGGCTGGTAAAGCATCCGCAGATGCTCTCGCAAGAAAGCTGACCTACTACGCAGTGAGGTGTGATGCGGTCGATGGAATGGGTTCTCTGTCCAGAATGATTCGGACTGAGCTTGGTATAGGATACCAGGGAGCTGTTTGTATATCCCATTTTACTTATCCTCGCTTTCTGCTCTGTCATGGAGCTGTTCTAATACGATTTTGATTTTCTCCGGCACAGGCAGTCCAAGATGCGCTGCATTTTCAAGAAGGCTCACACCCTCATTTGAGATGTAGAAGAAAATCACTGCGGTTCTTAGCACACTGCCTGTTCCGATCACCTGCACATCCAGCACATTGGCAATGCCCACAAGCAGGAAAATCAGCACCTTTCGGCAGATGCCCTTAAAGCCGACCTCGCTGGAGAGGTTCTTGTCTGCAATGGCACACATCACCCCAGTGATATAGTCGATCACCACAAAGGCAAGCAGTGCGTAAAGCAGGCCGTCACAGCCGCCAAGGAAGTAGCCAAGCCAACCTCCGACTGCTGCAAATACAAATTGAATCGTGTTCCAGAATTCTTTCATAATCGTTGTCCTCCTTTAAAAAAACTCCTTGCACATTTTTCAGTGCAAAGAGCTTAACTTTATTACAGATGTATACTTCTATACCGTCCAGCGAATGGACAATCCTCTTTCCGTGTTCTATGCTATCTTCGAATACGGAGGGTTTTATAATGAACGCATTAGAAAATGTATATAATATCGGTTACCTCGATGGCAGAAACCATGTGTTGGCACTTATCGTACTTTGGAGCAAAAAGAAAAAGCCCGAAACGGTTCTTCATACGCTCTCTAATAAAGAGACTCTTGAAGAAACACTCGAAGCCTTCGACCCAGGGTTCTTTAATAACTATGATGCTTATTTGGGACCTATTGATTAGCGTAGATTTCCATCATTCCTCTGTAATGGTGTATGTGATTTTCATGGTCTTATCTGCGGTCTTGATGACCGGAGTGCCCAGGTTATTGATGGTGGCAAGGTATGGAGTAATCAAGAACAGCTCCCGGTACAGATTGTAGACATTCGACCGAAAAATCCATTCGCGAAGTGCATATGTTTTATATCGTGCCATCTGATTTCTTCCCCAGGATGCGTAGCTTGCATCTGGCGTATCTCGTACATAGAGCTTTGGCTCTCCGTTCAGAAAATACCAGCCGTTGATCACGATGTCATCATCTACGATATAGGTCCACATGGTTGACGAGACGTAGGTGATATTCGGTACCAGCTCAATGTTTGCAACGTTTGTGGTATCAATGCGATACACCTGATTGCCCGTATAGCACATGAGCCATTTTCCGCTCATCCCCAAGCTGTAGAATTCACTGATGTCACTTGGAGCTACGATTTTCTGCGTGGTGCATTTATCGCCGTCAATACAGTCCATGTACCACTCGTAATCCAGGTGAGTGTAGTAATCCCTGCCGCCGCTGGTGGAACTATATTTACGGTTTTCTCGCCTAACTAATCCATACCATTTTCCATCTGCAGCATGATACAGGTAGTTCCAGATTTCAGAATTATCGTTATATGGTTCCTCCGTTCCATCCTTCTGTCCTCCTATGTAGTGGCAGTAGGAAGGGTAATGGTTCAGCTCAATCGTGGTTTCCTCATCGGCCTCCGTGGTCATTCTTGTCAGCGGCCGATCAACGAGCGCTGCATGAATATAATCATCATGAATCCTTCGAAGCGTGGCCTGTGTAGAGTTATTGTAAGTGGTCATTTCCAGGCGATAGCCCTCACCGATATAAACGCGCTTGTTTCCGCGCATGCAGTAAGGCTTATATTTATCCTGAACATTTGTTGACCAGTAACCAATTCTGACCATGTAGTTACCGGCATACTGAGTTCCTTTTCCTGCCAGCGTATTGGAAAGGCAGATAGCAGAAATCGTTCCATTTGCCTGTGAAGTAGCAAAGTCCCAGACAAAGCGGTACCCGCCATCCACTTCCTTGCTCTCGGTGAGATTCCGACTGCCTCGCCGGATATCCTCCGTATTATTGGCATCATCCGAAGCATAGCCGATCAGCGGATTATTCAGCGGAGCATAGATATTGTCTGCTCGTTCTTCAAGTGCATTCTGATATAAAAGAATGCCGCCCATGATGTTTTTCTTAAGCGGCAGCATCCAATCATCTCCAGTGGAATCATTAAATGTGGTGTTGTTATAAAGCATTCCTTTAATGTTGCAGTTTAGAACATCCATCGCGGCTTCCGTCACCAGGTTTGCGTCTTCATAGCGTTCTTTTTTGCCGGTATGGACATCTGTAAGTTCGATTACACTTTTTCCTTTCAGCATCGTTATTCCTCCGTATTCAAATAGTCGGTTGTGATGGATCTGACAAAGCCATCTGCACCGCTGATGATAAATCGATATTTTAGCTGCCCGGTAGTTGCTTTCTCCGCCCAGGAATCCACACTGATGGCTTCGAGAGCAATCTTCGACATTCCGGATTTCTCCTCGGACAGCTTTGCCCACACTGCATTGATGCAGCTCCACCAGCTTGCTCCATCATCAAAGGAGACCGCAAACAACACCTCATCCGAGCAGTCAGCAGTTACCTTTTCAATGCCAAGAATCGTGGAATCTAACATATCGATGTTTTCGGAATAAAGCACCTGTGGAATTGGTACTCCTGTGTAGCTTACCTTCATGTCCGGGAAGAGATTCTCGGAATCATGCCAGTAAAGAATGGTTGGATCATGCAGCGTGATGAGAAGCTTCCCATCCGGGATATCCTGCACACCATGCGTCTCAAAAAGCGCTGCTGTGAGGTTGGTTTCTTCCAGTTTAATAAGAGCATTTTCTCCTACGGTATACAGTGCGCCATCGGCATCCGAAATGAGATATCTTCGGTTATATGGATCAAGAAAAACAGGCGCATGATCCACATATTCAAAGCCATTTCCGGATTCGTCCTTTGGTTTAAAAGAGATGATCTTTCCGGTAAGGGCCGTAAAGGAAATCGTGCCATCCCCGGTAACCAGACTGGAATCTGCCAGGTAACTGCTGTTGGTTGGGATGGTGTCAAAGGAGACGCAGATTTCGCCGGTACCGAAAAGAATTGCATCCCAGATCATCCGAGTGGCATCGATTCGATTGCCGTGTACGGAGTATCCTTCCCAGCGGATACGAAGGAACTTGTAGGTTCCCCAGATCGTTCCCTCTTCTCTTCGAAGTGTCATAAGGTCGGCATCCCGGCGGACGATTTTCAGCTGCTCCGTATTCTCACCAAAGCCAATCCAGGAGTTGCCGCTGACATAAAGGGTAGAGGCTGTTTTTTCTTTGTACTGAAACCAGTCAACGCCTTTCACGGTATCGGTGCCATCATCCTGCAGAGAATTATTTCGAAGGATCTCCATGTGCTCTGTGCTCTTTAAAAGATCCTCGATAGTTCCATAATCAAACATTACTTACCTCCAGTTCTGTTATTTCGCTCATGTTCTGAAGCCCAAGTGAAAATGCAGCAAGCCGTCCTCGGTCAATCTCCTGGTCCTGACCAGAAATACGAGTGCTGAAAGATTTCTTCAGCTTTACGGCACCATCGGTAATCTCAGTAAAGCTATTCAGCGGAAGGTCAGCAGCATACAAAACCTTCATATTGATAAAGGGAAGCGTATCAAAAGGCAGAATTGCAAGGTCAGTCAGACTATCAAAGTTTCCTGTCGGAATCACAAGCTTCAGCATCCGGCCACGATCAAGACGGACATTGTTATTTCCAGAGAGGGCATACTCTTTTCGAAGCTTGAATACGTCATCATCAAGGACATATTTCTTTTGGTAATGCATCTTCTTTTTATCAGCAGTTTCTACCACATCATGTACAATCGGTGCAAAGAGGCGAAGCGAGTCCTTCATGGACCGCATCGGCATTCCGGTTAAGGAGATAGATGCCACATGGTCATTTAATCCTGTCTTTTTCGGAGCAAGGAAATGTACCGTAACAGCGTCACGCAGCGTATGCGTTGGCATAGCGGAAAGAAGAATCTTCTTCAGGGTATCGTCTGCCGTGATCCGTCCATCCCAGCGTTCCTGCACACCAAGTCCCTGTCCGGTAATCGTTGCCATGATATTTTGTGCCTCGATATGCCCGGTTCCATTTTGCATGGAGATCAGCACCTCAAAGGTATGGAGCTGATTTGCCGTAAGGCCGATGATCGGGTAATAGAGCGTCAGGAGATGCTTGCCGCTGAGCCAGGATTCTTTCGGGTGGAATTCCTCGACTTCATGACCATCCAGCACATAGAAAACGGAGAGTGCAGTTTTCCCGTCCTCATTCCAGGAGAGTGGAAAGGAAATCACCTTCTTGTTTTCCACTTCGTTTCCCTCGTCATCTGTGGTTGTTCCGAGGCCAATGGTCGTTTCTGCAGTAAGCGTTCGTGTATCAGGATCGCTTTCCACATCCATGATCGCCTGGGCATGAAATTCCGCATTGGTCTCATCACCGGATGCAAACTCCATGTTGATGATGGACAGCTTTTCTTCTCCGGCATCCAGTGCCAGGGCATTGGTGAAGGTGTAGATGCTGAGCTTCGTTTCACCAATGGAGCTGATCAGTCCACTGATGTTTTTGTCGTTCTTACTTTTTGCTGCAGCAAGCCTTGGATTTTTTCCGACACACTTCACCGTCTGCTTTCCATTGATTTTTGTATAGATGGAAGTGATTGCAGATTGCTTGGTTTCATCTGCATGGCCACCGGTAAAGCGGAGCACATCCCCCAGGTCCAGCGCAGGATTGCCGATGGTTTCTGAATCAAAGGGTACATACTCCACAGTCGAAACAACACCGAGAATCGTGTTAATGATTCGTTTCCTCGTTTCTTCCAAGCCAAACTGCAGAAGCGGATTTACACCAAGATTCATCGTCAGCCCATCATCCGGATCCTTCGCATAGTATTCCGCTGTTTCCGTCTTTTTGTTGGTAGAGCTGACTGCTGTGTAGCGAGTAACGAAATCGGAAAAGCTGCTGCTGAACCGATGACGAATATCAATTGCCATGACTGGTGTGCTCCCGTAAGAGGTCAGAGAGAGCTTTCCATAACGATCCATGACCGCAAAGCAGCCAAGCGTCTGGGCAAGGTAATAGAGAAAATCCCTCCAGGACTCTATGTCGTTATCCTGATAGATACCAAGAAGTTCCGTACCATTTGGCAGAGCTTCGATTTCTTCTTTCGTCTGGGCAAGATCCACATGACAGGCTTTCGATAAAAGAGAAAGAAACTCATACGGATAAGCACTGGAAAGACCTTTATTGAAGGATTTATCCAGGTTTAGCATTCCATCATAGGCTTTCAGCTCCAGTGTTTTGATACGTCGATTGGCTTCGGCCACATAGAATACACCCATCGGAATGCTCTCCGTACTGCCATCGTCAAGCAGCAGATGGAACCAGAGCTTGATTTCAGCTTCATCTAAGGTGTATCGGTCGATATCGCAGAACAGGCTGATGCCAAGCTCTGCCGCATACACTGAGCCAAGTTCTATCTCGGAGTTTCCACAGCACTGCCTGGAAATATATCCGCTGCCTTTAACAATATCCTCATTGCCGAATTCATAGATTTTCTCATCACTGGTGGTGATCGTGCCGGTCCAGTAATATTTTCTTGTGTTGCTTTTGATTGCCTGCATAAAGGCATCCGATACTGGATACACAGCACCACCTCCATTAAAATTCGTTCAAGGTAAAGCTCACTGTCCACAGGCCTTTATAGGAGGTGTCCTTTTTGAGCTTCGCCTTAAATCCGCTGATATACATTTCTGTTTCTTTCTGTGTTAAATCCTCAGTGGCAAAATAGAGGACTGTTATCTTCGGCAGCTTGGAATATGCTGTCAGCTTTTTGAGCCATGCGGGTGACACTGAAAAGGACACTCCGATTTTTACTACACCGTTTCGCACCACATCCCTCTGCGTAGTTCCGGCTTCTGTTTCTCCGCTGGAATCCGCTTCAACATCGGAAAGGTCGATATCGTAGGAATCCGGCAGAGGAAGGTCAGTGCCGTTGAAAGTCAAATATTGCATAAATGCCATCGTTACCGACCTCCGCTTCTAAGATTTGCCCTCTGCTGGGCATTGATAATGACTTCATCCAGCATCGTGCCGCCAAGGTACACAGGGATAACAATATCTCCGCTTGGGTTATTCACCTGCGACAGCCCCTCACGAATTGCCGCCGTAATGCCTGAGAGCGTGTCTGCCGTACCTGCGGACACTGTAGCGGTTGCTGTTTCCATTCTGCCGATCTGAGGATTGATGACCATATCAGCCGCAACACCATCCATTGCCTTGGCTACCAGACCTTTGCTCTGTTCGATGCCTTTGGCAAGTCCCTGCATAAAGTCCGGCATCCAGCTCTCGTAGTCGGTCAACGGTCCCTCATCCGGAACCGAGAAGTGTAGGACTGAACGAATCTTGTTTGCCACACCATTTACCGCATCGGTTACTGCGCCAACAGCCGACTTGATACCATTCACGATACCCATGATAAGGTCGCGTCCCCAGCTGAATGCCTGAGAAGCAAGTCCCTTCACATAGCCTACCGCTTTTTCAAAGCCGGAATGAATGACATTGTAGATCTGTCCGATGGTGTTGCTGATAGCGGTTTTTACATTGTTCCAGATGCTTGTGATCGTACTTTTGATAGCATTCATCACTGTGGAAACCACAGATTTGATGCTGTTCCATACGGAAGAAACCACGCCCTTGATGGCGTTCAGCACCGTTGTCACAGCGGTTTTGATGGCATTCCATATGGTGGTTACCACATTTTTAATTGCCGTCATCACCGTAGTAATAACCATCTGGATAGCCGTCCACACAGTCTGGAAAATGTTCTTGATGGTTTCCAGAATCGGTGTGAGGAAGGTCACGATGCCATTCCATATCTCACTGATTTTCTGTGAAACAGCAGTTAATGCCCGTTCTATCAGAATGCGGATAGCTTCAAAAATCGTTTCAAACAGATATCGGAAGGCTTCGAGCAATGGAGAAATCGTGTCATAAATGCTCTGCCAAATGGAAGTAATCGTGTTCCAGATGGTGGTCATGACGCCGCTGATTGCTTCCCACGCCGAAGTGAACACACCCTTAATGCCTTCCCACAGTGTAGTAAAAAAGCCGGATATTGCTCCCCAAACCGTCTGTGCCAAAGAAAGGATACTCTCCCATGCCGTAGACAGGAAGGATGTGATCGCATTCCAGGCCGTGATGACCGCCTGCTTAATGCCCTCCCACAAATCTATCCAAAACTGCCGGAATCCCTCGTTGGTATTCCAAAGATAAATAAAGGCAGCCACCAGTGCGGTAATGGCTGCGATGATGAGGACGATAGGATTGGCAAGCATGGTGACATTCAGAGCCGCAAATGCTGTTTTTACTGCGCTGATGGCACTTGCAATTTTCGGAACGACTGTCATAATCGTACCGACCGCAGAGATCACCTTGCCGATTACAATAAGAACGGGACCTATAGCTGCCGCAAGCAGGGCAGCTGTTACGACCACCTTCTTTGTACCTTCGTCCATACTGTTCAGCCAGTCCACAAATTTCTGCACCCAGTCGACAATCTGCTTGATGGCAGGCATCAGCAGTTCGCCAAAAGAAATAGCAAGACCCTCAAGAGCAGATTTCAGAATCGTGATCTGTCCCTGCAGGTTGTCGAGCTGAGTATCTGCCATCTGCTGTGCGGCTCCTGCACTGTTTGTGATAGAGTTTTGCAGGCTGTCCCAGGTATCGCCAGTGTTTGCAAGCAAGGCATTGACCGATGCAAGGTCAGTCTTATTGAAAATGGTGGCGATGATGTTGGCTTTATCCGCCGATGTCATGCCGTCCATGCTCTTATTGAGGTCACCAAGGATGTCGTTGAGGGAGCGCATATTTCCGTTAGAATCATAAACGGAGACTCCAAGGGCATCCATCTGCGCCGCCGCTTTATCGGTCGGGTTCTGCAAGGACAGAATCACATTTCGCAGATGTGTACCGCCTTCAGCTCCCTTGATGCCGTTGTTGGCAAGGATACCGAGTGCAGTGTTCAGCTCGGCAGTGCCGCCCTTGATGGACTTTGCCGTAGCACCGATGGTCAGAATACCTTCGCCAAGCTGTGCTACCGAGGTATTGGTGGACGAAGCGGTCTTTGCCATCTGGTCGACCATTTTCGTTGACTCATCCACGCCCATGCCAAGGGCAGACATGGCGTCTGTTACCATATCCGATGCAGACGCAAGGTCAATATCACCAGCAGCGGCAAGGTTTAAGACGGTCGGCAGGGTGTCGCACATCTGCTGGGTATCATATCCGGCAAGTGCCAGATAATTCAGAGCGTCCGCACATTCCTTTGCGGAGAAAGCTGTCTCAGCACCCATTTTCTTGGCAAGTTCGGACAGCGTATCCATTGTATTGACCGACTGGCCATCCACCGTAGACATGGCATCTTTCGTCACGCCCATCGTGGCCTGCACCTGCGACATGGACGATTCAAAGTTTGCCGCTGTGGTGACTGCCGCTGTTCCAAGACCTGTAACTGCCGCAGTGACCGGGAGCATCTTCTGTCCGGCAGAAGAAATGTTGTCTCCGACTGTTTTCAGCTTTTCGCCGTTTGCGGCAATCTTCTGCAGTGCCGCATCGGACTGCTTTGCCTGTTCCTCCAGCTTTTTGAGGTCTTGCTCGGTTTCGATGATCTCTCGCTGCAGGGCATCATACTGTTCCTGTGAGATGTCACCGTTGGCAAGTGCTGTGTTTGCCTGTTCTGCCGCCGTCTTTAGTGTGGTCAGCTTATCCTTGGTTTCAGATACCGCATCAGAGAGGAGTTTCTGCTTCTGCGCAAGCAGATCCGTATTGCCGGGATCAAGCTTCAGCAGCTTTTCGACATCCTTCAGCTGTGCCTGGGTATTCTTGATTTCTGAATTGACACCCTTTAGGGCTGTCTGTAGTTTGGTAGTATCGCCGCCGATTTCAACGGTGATACCCTTGATTCTGCCTGCCGCCATAGCGCACCTCCTCTCTGCAAAATGGGCATAAAAATTGCCCGACATTGCTGCCGAGCGTTAAAATAAATCGAAATCTTTTTGCGTAGCCATCTGTGAATATCCCTTATACTCATCATTTCCGCTTTCTGCGTACATATCGTTGACCATTCCTATCGTGAGCAGATCAAGGTCACGAATAGAAATGCCAAGCTGTACGCAGCGAAGCAGAAATAACGGTGTTGTCATTTTGCGGTCAGTTGGGCGAAGTTTTTTTTAGAAGAAACATCCGTCTGTACATTGAGTCCCCACAGCTCGATGATCTTCGGCAGCACCTGGTAAATGGAAAAGGTGCTGAATTCATCCAGCCATTCCTCCGGGGAGTCTGGGATAGACGGGTCTGCGTGCTTTGCCATGACATAGGCGATGTTCTCGAACATTTCCAGAGAGAACATATCCAAGCGGGAATTCTCCGCATCGCCATTTCCCACAGCCTTGCCAAGCGCATCCAGGTCTTTATAAATGTCCCTGTGGAACTTGATACGGTAAATGCGTGGAATTGCCGCAGATGCCTTAAATGGCACCTGTTTTCCGTCAATTTCAATTTTCTGAATCATGCTCATAGCTTTACTCCTTCACTGCTTTTGCGGTGGACTTGGTGCTTTGTTCAGATACATCCGATGCGGCTTCTACCATTGCCGCAGGAAGATATACAGCTTTGTACCAGTCCGCATAAGTCTTTTCTGTGGTATCATCCCCGGTCTTAGCCTTGACATAGCCACTTGCCAGCGGAGTGGCCTTGACCGACAGCGTTTCCGTCTGCACCTCAATTTCATCCTCATTGGTCTGGGATTCGATGGACGGACGGCTTGCCGCACAGTTATACAGCACATGGCGGATTTTCTTCACATCACCGTCAAACTCGAACAGCAACGCAAAGTTCGCTGTTTCCACATTGGCGTTCTCCACCAGTACCTTGTTGGTATCCAGCGTTTCTTTCAGCACATCGGTGCGGAAGGATTCAGGAATCATTGCAAGCTCCAGATCACCCTCATAACCCATGTTGTTGCTGATGGTGTAATAAGCATAGCCGTCTGCATAAAAGTTGCTCGGCTCACCGTTTGCATCCAGGGAAAGGGATACCGCACCGGGCATCGGAACAGGAGTGCCAAAAGACACATCACCGTTATCACCGATAGTCTGCAGTGCATAATGCACATTGCAGATATTGAATTTCACCTTATTTTTCTTAGGCATATCAGTTTACCTCCATTTCAAATGTGTACAGGACTTCGTAAAGGCTCTCCGACTCGATCCATACCTCGGTTTTTTCATAAAAAATGCCATGCTCATCAAGCACAGCTTCAACTTTCTGTTCTGTCGACAAGTCCTTGCAGTCGGTATACAGTTCGATATGGATTTCATTGATTTTGTAATAGACCCTGCCGTCAGCGGAGAAGTTGTCACTGTTCGGAATCAGATAACAGATAAACGGCGGGTTCGGACTTTCCCCCTCTGCAAAATGGTCATACGCAAAGGGAAGTCCGATTTTTTCAAGAACTGCTGCTATTTTCTCCATTGCTTATCCTCCCAGTGCCTTTTCCACCTCGGACTCCAAGGTCTGCACCGCTTTTTCTTCGGCAGGCGCAATATGCGGTCTTGCGGCAACCCGACCACCGCCGCGCTTGGCATGACCATGCTCCAGAAGGTGAGCGATCTGATAGCGGTTTTTGGAATGCACTACCACATCCAGCGAACTGGAGGTTTCCTTTACCGTTTTAACCGCCCAGCTCTTTGCATATTTGCCGGTGTCCTTTGGAGCAGTCTGCGAAATTTCATCCTTTACAGATTTACCAGCCTTCTTTACCGCTTTTTTCAGATCATCAGTTGCAAGGTCTGCATATTCCTGCAAGCCTTGCATAATGGCCGATGCCATGCGGTCAATCGGGACTCTGTCTGACGCCATGCTCACCGCCTCACTTTCTGACATTTCAGCTTGATGAATTTCTTTTTGAAATTCATGTGGTCGATGCCAAGGATGTTGTAGGCGCTGCCGTTATAGACCACTCTGTATTTATCCGAGGTAATCTCCGCAGCGTTCCGGCACCAGCGAATCGTAAAGTCCATCTTGCTGTTGTCCACGATCATTCCGGCATCGGTGTCTTCGTTAGGAGATTCGGAACTTACAGTCGCATAGCAGGAATACCAGTCTGTCCATGTGTTTTTGTGATTGCCAATGCTGTCTGCCACCACTTCATTTTTCTGTACGGTGATCCGCACATTCAAAAGAGCCACATTCATCAGAATCCCTCCTCGCGGATGCCAAACAGCAGGGAACGGAGCGACAGCGTTAAATCATGATGGTCTGCATCTTCTCGATGTTCATACAAATATGCCACCGCATACATGACAGCGATCTTCGCCACAGGCTCTTTGGCAAAGTCCTCTGCGGAGAGCCTTGCCACATCTCTGCAGAGCGTTTCTGCCGACTGCAGAGCATTTAAAAGAAGCTCATCATCGTCGGGAAAATCCACCCGCAGATACTGTTTCATCTCATCCAAAGATACAATCATATCTATCACCACCTCGAATCAAAAGATCAGGCACAGCCCGGTTGTCAGAGCTGTGCCGTATAAAATCATTCGTTCTTCAGCTTCAGAATCTGTACTGCCTCCGGCAGAATCAGCTTGCCGTCCACACGCTCCTTGGCAACATAGCCGATCATGCCATTGCCAGCAAACAGCTCGTTGAGCTGCTTAAAGGAACGAGTGCCACGGTCACCGATGTTGTAGTAGCTGTAGTCACCAAATGCGATGGCATTCTCCGGCGCATACGCAGAAGTATGAACAGCGTAGCCCAGCACCTTGTCCGGCTCACCTGCCTGATAGGACGGCTGCCAGATGTAGGCACCGTTGTTGTCCTTCAGCTTGCGAAGCTGTGCCAGCGTCTTATCGTTCATGATAAAACTTGCGTTCTTACGGTACGGACGCTTGAGAGCATACACCAGGTCGAGCATATCATCCGACTTAATGGCAGTAGAAAGCGTACCTGCCACCGTACCGCCGCCGGTCGCGGCGAAAAGGCCGGTCGGCTTGCCGGAGCCGTCACCGTTGAGGAATGCATCCTCCTCGGCATTGGCCAGTGCCTTACCGAACTGAGTGATGATATAATTCTCCAGACCGAACGCATTGTCGTAGAGAAGCTCTTCCGTCACCTTGATTGCAACATGGAGCTTGTGGGCATCCAGAAGGATCTGACTGAAGGTGGCGTCACCGAAAGTGAGAGCGCCGCCTTCCTCGATCCAAGCTGCCGCAGGCTTGGTAGCTGCGATGTTGATCTTATGCTCACCGGAAGTCGTGATGATGTGGCCCAGGCTACGCATGATGTTCTCTTCGGTAAGAACATCGATCAGACGGTGGTCGTACTCCTCCGGCACAAGATAGCCGCCGTCAGCGTCCACACCTTCCTGCAGGATATTGGAAACCTGCTTGAAGTTGCTGCGGAGTGCTTTCAGCATACCTTCGCGGTATTCATCGGACGCACGCCCCGTTTTCGGCTTTGTCTTGCTGTCTGCAGTCATCGGCTTTGCCACGATAGGTGTGTTCACAGGCTTATTCAGCTCATTCTCCATTGCTTCCATCTGCTCCATACGCCCAATCTCGGCACTGTAGTCCTTGATTTTCTTTTCCATGTCAGCATAGGCAGCGGCATCCTCCGCGGAAAGCAGACCGTCCTTGTCGCGCTTGCTCTCCACAAATGCTTTTGCGCCCTGCCATGCCTTGTTGCGTGCTTCACGAAGTTCATTGATCGTCATAATAAATTACCTCCAGTTTTTTATTAAATCGAGCCGTTCCATGAGGGAATCGGCATTGGTCTTGGTTTCGGATTTCTGCTCGATCCTGCACTTGGCAGCAATCTTATCCATGAGATGATTGGTGACGGCAGTGCGGGAATACACATTACTGACCTGCGGGGTTTCCACAGCGTCAGCTGTATTTCTCTGCATGATTTCATCTGCAAATCCCATCTCCACAGCACTGTTTGCATCCATCCAGGTCTCTGCGTCCATAAGGTGCGAGAGCTTTGCCCGGCTCATGCCCGTTTTAATTTCGTAGGCATTGATGATGGACTCTTTCACCTCATCGAGCATAGAAATGGCCTTCTGCATCTCCGAAGAGTCACCGAAGGCCACCGTTGCCGGATTGTGGATCATGAGCATGGACACCGGGGATACCAGCACCTTTGTACCAGCCATCGCAATGACAGATGCCGCCGATGCCGCAATGCCGTCAATCTTAACGGTCACATTGCCCTTGTAGTCCATAAGCATATTGTAGATTTGCGCTGCCGCTACACAGTCACCGCCGGGTGAATTGATCCAAACGATAATGTCACCACTGCCGCTGTTCAGCTCATCCTTAAAAAGCTGTGGCGTGACATCATCGTCAAACCAGCTTTCCTCTGCGATGGTGCCGTTCAGAAACAGCGTCCTCTCCAGTGTCTGCTCCTGCGTCTCCTGATTCGTCACCGTCCTGTTTTTCCAGTTCCAGAACTTCTTCATCGGTAGTTTTCTCCTTCCCGCTGGCGGCAAAGATTCCTGCGTCTGCCAGCTTAGTCATATTGCCGTTGATGAGATAAAGGTCACCGCCGTCCTCGGCAGGAATGCGGTCAAGATTTTCAAGCTCCCGAATGTCGTTTGCACTCATCCAGCCGTTCTGTCTTGCTGTGGCATAGCCATTCATACGGCTCTGATAGTCACCACGAAGCAGTCCGTCTACGTTGAACTTGATAAAATACCGGGATTTATCACTCTGCGAAATCAGTGCCCTTGTCATGGATTGCTCCCATCTCACAAGCCATGGCTCCAGGGTGTATTTCACAAATTCCAGTGATTGCTGCTCAATATTAGAAAAGCTCGACTTTTCGAGGTCACCGACCATATGCGGCGGCACTCTGAAAATTCGAGCGATTTCGTTGATCTGAAATTTTCTTGTCTCCAAAAACTGTGCTTCATTGGGTGAAATAGAAATCGGTGTATACTTCATTCCTTCTTCCAGCACAGCAATCTTGTGGGAGTTTCCACTGCCGCCGAAGGTCTGTGTCCAGCTGTCTCGCACTTTGGACGGGTCTTTCAGCGTTCCCGGATGCTCCAGCACGCCGCTTGGCGCAGCACCGTTTGCATAGAATTTACTGCCATATTCCTCTGCGGCAATCGCAAGACCGATAGCGTTCTTTGCCATAGCGATAGGCGAATATCCGACAAGGCCGTCAAATCCAAGACCGGGAACATGGAGGACATCGCTCGGTTTTAGCCGAACAGTGCCGCCTTTGGTGGTCTTTGCTTCATCGGTCGAGGTCTGGTATTCATAATAAAGGTGCCCTTTATCGTCTCTGTCCACCGTCATGCGGTTTGGCATCAGCGGATACAGTGCCACGACCTCACCTTTGCCGTTTCGGATAATCTGTGCATAGGCATTGCCCCATAGGAGCAAGTGCGTCATAAGCGTTTCCCGGAACACGAAACTTGTCATTTCCGGGTTTGGCTCATCATGCAGCACAAAATACAACGGATGGTCGATGGCTTTTTCCTTGCTCCAGTCATCGGTGTATCTGTAAAAATGAAGCGGCAGTCCTGCGACAGCTTCCGACAAAATTCGTACACAGGAATACACCGCTGTCATCTGCATGGCAGAGCGTTCGTTTACCTGTTTGCCGGAGCTGCTGCTGCCCATAAAAAATCGGTAGGCACTGCCCGCTGTACTGTCCTTGGGAGCATCTCTGCTCCGAAATAATCCGCTAAAAATCCCCATGTAGACCTCCTATTCCCTGGTTAATGCCTTCTTTGAAAACAACCAGCCCCATCAAAATTATTGTCAGCATTTCATCACCTCAAAAAACGAGCAGCCCTCTTGTGTCATACACGCTTTCGCCTGCATCGTTTCCACATCGGATTGCTCTATCCAGTGCCATAATGGTTGCTACAGCACCGTCTATCTTTTCTGTTGATTTTTCCTTGTCCGCCTTGATGTTACCTGCCGGGTCGGTTCGGATGAAGATGTTGTCCATATTCCATCTGAGAACCGGCTGACCTCCATGTGCGATTCGCTGTTCCAACACCAACTTCATCAATTCCTTGGTTGGCGGGGACATATCCTTAAATCCCTGTCCGAACGGAACGACCGTAAATCCCATGCCCTCCAGGTTCTGCACCATCTGCACAGCACCCCAGCGGTCAAAAGCGATCTCCCGGATATTGAATCGTTCTCCGAGCCGTTCGATGAATTTCTCGATGTAGCCGTAATGCACCACATTGCCCTCGGTGGTCTGCAAGTATCCTTTTCGCTCCCACACATCATAGGGAACATGATCTCTTCTGACACGCAGGTCAAGAGTATCTTCCGGCACCCAAAAGTACGGAAGAATGATGTATTTATCGTCTTCGTCCTGCGGAGGGAACACCAGCACAAAGGCTGTAATGTCCGTTGTAGACGAAAGGTCAAGACCGCCATAGCAGACACGCCCTTCCAGTTCATCCTCGTCCACAGGAAATGCACAGGCATCCCATTTTTCCATCGGCATCCAACGAACAGCCTGCTTGACCCACTGGTTCAGACGAAGCTGCCGGAAGGAATTCTCCTCGCCGGGATTTTGCTTTGCAGAGTTGCAGGCAGCTTCAACTTTATCAATGCCAACTGTGATATCCAGGCTCGGATTGGCTTTTCTCCACACCTTGGGGTCTGTCCAATCGTCCGATTCGTCTGCACCGTAGATCACAGGATAAAAAGTAGGATCGATTTTACGGCCGTCCAAGATGTCCTTTGCTTTCTGGTGGGTTTCATAGCAGATGCTGTTGGTATCTGTTCCGGCTGTCGTAATCAGGAAGTACAGCGGCTGCATTCTTGCATCGCCGGAGCCCTTGGTCATGACATCAAAGAGCTTTCGATTGGGCTGTGTGTGCAGTTCATCGAAGACCACGCCATGAATATTGAAGCCGTGCTTGGAGTAGGCTTCTGCGGAAAGCACCTGGTAGAAGCTGTTGGTCGGTGTATAAATAATGCGTTTCTGTGATGCGAGGATTTTTACTCGCTTGTTCAGAGCCGGACACATCCGCACCATATCAGCGGCCACATCAAACACAATGGTGGCCTGCTGTCGGTCGGCGGCACAGCCATAGACTTCGGCTCGTTCCTCACCGTCACCGCAGCACAGCAGAAGTGCCACAGCCGCTGCAAGCTCCGACTTGCCTTGCTTTTTCGGTATTTCTACATAAGCGGTGTTGAACTGTCGGTAACCGTTTGGCTTCAGCGTACCGAACAGGTCACGAATAATCTGCTCCTGCCAGTCGATGAGTTCAAATTTCTTTCCTGCCCATGTGCCTTTTGTGTGGCACAGGCTTTCGATGAAGAGTACTGCGTAGTCCGCCATCTCCTTGCTGTAGTGGGAGGATTCTGCCATGAAGCGGGTCGGCTTATAGTTTTTCAGTTTTCGCATTGGCATGAAGTCGCATCTCCTTTCATGGCAAAATAAAAGACCGCCAGCCGACTCATTCGGCATGCGATCCGGTATCTCTACGAGAGAAAGAGCCACGGTGGCTCTTATCTCCCGGAATTTTCATTCTCAGGGTTTGGTGCTTAGTTGTAATCTACCAGCAGGATGCTGTAGGCAATCTCTGCTTCCTTGCAGGCGGGCTCCATGTCCCAGCCTCTGTCGTAGTTGCATACGGTCTTGTCGTTGATCTTAAGTGTCAGCTTACTGATCCTGCCGCCATTAATGCCATATTCCTCGCTGGGCTCCTCGTAGTGCTTTACCCAGTAGTGGCAAATGGTGGTTTTCGCTTTGACGTTCGCATCCGGGATGCTGATGGTTCCTTCGCTCCACATTCTCTTACGCCTCCTTTACCGTCATCTTGAAAGCCGGGATGAGCTTGTGCTCATCGGTTCCGAAGTGAGTGTAGCGGTCTCTGACCTTGACGATTCCGTCCAAGCTGCAGCCGAGTTCCTCGAACTTTGCGATTGTCTCGATCAGGCTTGAAAAGATGGAGCTTATGGTGAATTCCTTGACTCCCAGCTTCCTGCAGTCTGCGAGGATCGTCTCGATGTCGTTGTCCCAGATGACCTCGGCGAAGTTCGGAAGGTCGTTTCCGGCTTCCTTGCTGTAAAGGTAGGCCTGTCCCAGCGTCCACTGGCATCCGATCTCCTCCCAGCGCATTCCAGGCTTTGCGTTTTCGATGGCTTCGATTGTGTACTTCATGGTGGTTTCCTCCTTGATTCTGTGTTCCTTTTGGTATGTACATATATCACTCTGAACGCCTTATATAGCAACTCAATTCTCGAAATATATGTGACAATCCTGCGGGAACATTCGAGGCCGAAATTGTGTACTTTACGCTTCACCGGTCAGAATGAAATTCACGTATTCTTTCCGGTGATCCTCAAGGTATAAAACCAGCTCGTAGAAGTCTCTCTCATAGGCCAGCCGCTGCACCATGTTCACATCGAACATGTTTGTAAGGCCGGTGTCCCGGATGGCGAGGACCTGTTCCTTTACCTTTTCATCCATTTTAGTTCTCCACCTTTCTCACACGGTCGACGCCGTAGATGACGTTCAGTCCGGAGCCGTTATCCCAGTCAACCATAAGGCTGCCGGTATCGTCGACTCCCGTAACGGTTCCCTTGGTGCCAATCGGCGGAGCCTGCACATCGTCCATGTGCAGAAGTTCCACTCTTGTGCCAACCGGGTACTGCCTGCGTACCTGTTCCACAATCTCTTTACTCGGAAATCTCATCATCTGCCGCCTCCTTCGCTGTTTTGAATGCACTGCTGCCTGTCAGATTTTTCAGCAGAATCTTTCGGTCCGCCTTGTACTCCGCACCGATGAATCCAAGCCGCAGGAGAAAGCATCGGAATGCGTATTTCTCGTTGGTGACTTCCTTCTCGGTGGCATTAATGCGTTTCTGCTCCTTGCTCATCCTGCACAGTGCAGCAATGAAGTCGGTATAGGCTTTCGCCGTATCTGCATCCGGGCAGGCATTGAACCAAGGAAAGGAAACCGCATCCTCGGTAATTTCTATCGGAAGTTCTGTGATGCCCAGTGCCTTTTTAATCAGACCGCCTTTGGCATCAAGCAGCTTTGTAAGGTTGCCGACTGCAACCTTATCAATCGGAATCGCCACCGTAAGCCCGATGCTTTCGCCCTGTGGCTCGACAACTGTGTCCTCGGATACTTTCTCGGCGTTTTCTGCATTGCCGCTGTCGGCGGCAGTAAAGCCGCGCTCGGCAAGCTGCTCCAGCAGACTTTCAATCTTCTCGCTGTCTGTCCGGTCATCAAACTCCAATGCACCGTCCTTGGTAACAGTAAAGTAGTCGATTTCGTATGCGCAGGTCGGCATATATTTGTATACCGCCGCAGCTCCCGTAATTTCTGAAATTGCCTTGACCAGTGTTTTTCGCTCTGCTCCTGTTCTGTTAAATTCAATTCTCATCGTGGGTACCTCCTTGTTTTTTCGGTACTACATATATCACTCTGAAGCCGATAAATAGCAAGGATTCTGTGCGGTTTTCGATGTAGAATACCATGCGGATTATTCAGTGGATTGTTGTGAGTAGTACACGATACCCGCCAGCACAAAGCAGACATTTGGAAGTGCCACGCCGTTGCCCCACATTTTATACTCTGCGGCATCGGAATACGGGCCTTTCAGCCATTTGATGATCTTCTTTTCCGTCTTTGGCTTCGTAGAAGTCCCCATAATTTTTCTGTGGGTTTCAAAAACCTCCGACCAGTATGCAATATCATCTTCGGTCGGATTTTCCGTATCGAGATCATCGCACCACCAATCCGGGAATCCCTGCAGCCTTGCACATTCCGTTGGGGTAAGCCTACGGATAATGTACTGCGGTTCTTCCACTACGGTCGGAGGGTCTTTATAATCGGTAGCCACCAGCGTATTCGCCAGATTTTCTTCCGCTTCGGTATGGTAGGAGTTTTTGCTCGTGCTGTAGACAAGGGTTTCTGAACCGCCGCCGTACATTCCACCGCTTGCACGAAGGGAACTGCCCGTATCGTTCTCCACATATTTGTCATAGGCTTCCTGCGAAAAGGCCACTGCATGACGGTCTGCCGTATTAAGCGTGAAACTGACATCTTCTCCGATACCGCTGCCCTGGGGACCGTTCTTCTCGGCTCTGCCGATCATGGAGCCCTGCACCGCCACCACAGCCATGCCGCCCTGATTGCAGGACGGATTGCCGCCGTTGGCATCCAGGCATCTTGAAGTCTCTGCTTCATAGAAGCCGCTGTGTGGATTGTCCGATTTCATGGAGTTGCTGTCTTTTGAGCAGATACCGTAGCACTTCGGCACGAATACCGTCTGGTCGTTATTGCAGGCAAGTGTAGCTGACAGATCGTCCTGAACTAAAGCTCCCTTGCCGCCGCCCTCACAGCCGGAACGGATTTTCAGCGTCTTTGGTGTTTCCAGCACGAACGGCTGATTGTTGCCGCCTGTTCCGTAAGTGGAAAGCACCGTCTGTGCCACAGACAGAGGACCCTTGTACCGGGTATCCTGACTGTGGTTTTCAAACACAAGCGGAGGATGGTTAGATGCCGCACGAAGCGTTGCGGAAAAATCCTCTGTCACATCCATCCGCTGACCGCCTTGGTCGTTTAAGCACAGGCTTGACGCTCCAACGCTTTCTTCAGAACTTCCGGCAGTTTCTTGCCACGAACGGAAGCCCTGCGGAGTATACCCTGACACGCCTTCGGACTCAAATAATATTTTTCCGGCACTCCCACCATCAAGATCTGCGACAAGGTAGATGCGTTTTCTTCGTTGGGGAACTCCCCAATACTGCGCATCGAACAGCCGCCATGCGAGGGAGAAATCCTCTCCCATGATGCAGCCTGCATTGTCCCATTTTCCGTTTGGAAGTTCAGGCACAGCATAGTCCTCTCTTTTGATTTTGCACAGTGAGCTGAGGACTGCCCGGAAGTCTTCGCCTTTGTTGGACGAGAACGCTCCCTGGACGTTTTCCCAGACCACAAATCTTGGATACTTGCCATTGGTTTTGCACCTCATTTCTTTCACGATCCGCACTGCCTGATAGAAAAGCGAGGAACGCTCTCCGTCCAGACCGCTGCGTTTTCCTGCCACCGACATATCCTGACAGGGACTGCCGAAGGTGATGATGTCCACAGGCGGAAGGTCAGCTCCATTTTGTGCCGATACATCACCGTAGTGTTTCATCTGCGGCAGACGTTTGGTAGTGACGCGAATAGGGAACGGCTCGATCTCCGATGCCCACAAAGGGGTAATGCCGGAAATCAAGCCGCCCAAAGGAAATCCCCCGCTGCCATCGAACAGACTTCCCAGTGTTAAGTTTTTATTTTCCATCGGCAGGCACCTCCAGGTCATCAAAACGGATGGACTTGCCGTCACGCACCACAGACACATTTTCCGCAGTGCCGACCTGCTCGATATAGCGCTTTACGATAACATCGCAGTATTTCTCATCCAACTCAATGGTATGGCAGATTCGGTTGATCTGCTCACAGGCAATGAGGGTACTGCCGCTGCCGCCGAACGGGTCAAGCACAATGCAGTTGCTCATACTGGAATTTTTAATCGGATAGGCAATCAGCGGAACAGGCTTCATGGTCGGATGGTCACCGTTTTTCTTCGGCTTATCAAACTCCCAGATGGTAGTCTGCTTTCTATCGGAATACCACTGATGCTTGCCGTTCTTCTTCCATCCGAACAGGCAGGGCTCATGCTGCCACTGATACGGAGAACGCCCCAGCACCAACGACTGCTTTTTCCAGATGCAAGTGCCGGACAGGTAAAAGCCTGCGTCCGCAAATGCCTTTCTGAAGTTCAAGCCTTCCGTATCTGCGTGGAACACATAGATGCTGGCATCGTCTGCCATCGCTTTTTCCATGCCGGTAAATGCATCGAAAAGGAACTGATAGAACTTGTCGTTTTCCAGGTTGTCGTTCTTGATTTTGCCTGCGGTGCCCTGATAATTTACATTATATGGAGGGTCCGTTACCACAAGGTTGGCTTTCTTGCCGTTCATCAGCAGGGTATAGCTTTCTTCCCTGGTGCTGTCACCGCAGAGCAGTCTGTGGTTTCCGAGCAGCCAGAGGTCACCGCTTTTGGTGACAGGCGGCTTTTCCAGTTCCGCATCCACATCGAAATCATCATCTTTTGCATCATCCGAAGTATCAAAAAAGCCTGCCAGCTCCGATTCATCGAAACCAGTCAGACTCAAATCGAAATCTTCTGCCTGCAGAGCTTCAATCTCCACTTTCAGAAGCTCCTCATCCCATCCGGCATCCATTGCCATACGGTTGTCTGCGAGAATGTATGCTTTCTTCTGCGCCTCGGTCAGATAGTCCACGAACACACAAGGCACTTCGTTGATGCCCTCTTCTTTCGCCGCCATGATTCTGCCATGACCAGCGATCACATTGAAATCCCGGTCGATAATGACAGGATTGATAAAGCCAAACTCCCGGAGGGAAGAACGGAGCTTATTGATCTGCTGTGCGTTGTGGGTACGAGCGTTATTCACATAGGGAATCAGCTTATTGATATCAACGAGCTGCATTTCGGTCGTTGTCTTGCTCATCGTCCTCACCTCCATCAAAAAAGACCCCACTCGGCAAATTTCTCAAAACCGCCGATGGAGTCTATATATTCTTTCGCTTCTGCGACAATGTATGCATACGGGACACCGTCTATCATATCATCGCCAATGGCGCACACCAATGTGACAGGCTCTCCTAAATCCTGCGCTTTCAGGAATGCGTGAATATTCACAGACACATCTGCTTTCGACAGATCCTTGCCGTGCAGTCCGCCGCCTGTTACGGAATCAGCCATATCTGAACCAAGTTTACGATTGGTGGCTCCCGTATCTACATCCGTGCCTCCAGTCCAATCACCGAGCGGATTGACCTCTGCATTCGGATAATCGCCCCTGAGGTCGTAGCTGTCAGCATTGCTCTGGCAGATAATCAGGCGATTGCCGTCCAGAATGTACTTTCCGTCAGAAGTGTACTTTTCATAAATGGAATGTGCAATTTCGGACAGTTTTTTCTGCTCCTCCGTCAAAGGTACACCCTTAAAGATGCCGTTATCACCACAGCGGACACCGTCCGCTTGGTTATCCGAGAGATGTGCATCCTGCGGAACAATCACAATATCGGTTTCCACATCGCCTGCGATACGGGCAATTGCACTGCAGATATCTGTTTCATTCATCTGTGCCGTGGTTTCAATAATCGCATGGCAGAAGCCATGTCCGATCAGCACCTCTACTGCAATTTTAGGATTTTCTTCTGCCGCATATGCCAGGTCAACGATTGCTCCGGCAATACGGTCTGCCACCTTATCCGGGTGGCTCGGATTCACTTTTTCAATCATGCTATTTTCTCCTTGCCCGGAGCAGAAGCTCCATTGTATCGTTTGGATTATCCTCAAACACCTCAGTGCAGTTCTGCTTTACGATGTCGTAAATCTCGTACCAGATGAGGTTTGCGCTTTTCTGATACTGCTGGCTCATCTGCACAAACGGAGAAGTGATCACTCCGCCTGTGGTCGGATGCTTACCGAGCAGACCGTAGGTGCTGGTAGCTTCCTCGCACTGAATGTATCTTGCAAATGCCTGTGCGTAGGCTTCGATGAGTCTGGGATTGACCAGCTTCTCACAGTTTCGCTCTTTCAGCCACAGCCAGGTTTCCTTGTAGATTTCATCCGCACCGAGGGGAATACCGTTTTTCTGCCTTGCCGACAGGTAATCGCTCGGCTTTGGCATATCCACGCCATTCATTACAGCACCTTCCGGCAGGTCAACCGCCTCCAGTTCTGTGGGGCTCAGTGTAGGAATATCATTGTTCAGTATTTGGACTTGCTGCCCTTTTTGTATTTTTTCGGCGGCAGGTGCCGGTTTATCTCCGGCGCGCACTCGTCTGCCGCCACGATTTGTGCCGTCTCTCGCCATTTTTTTATTTCCTTTCTTGTCCTGGGGGTTAATACCCCGTTTGAACCGCCGTTTTTGTGCGTTTGAGGGGGCGCCGTTTTCCGGGACCTAAAGCCACAGAGATTTTGACCGCCCCTCCGGTCACCGCCTGATCTGTCGATCACCCATCTCAAGATGGATCTTTGTGTGACATGACTGGCAGAGACTCATTAAATTTGCCGGATCGTGCGTCCCGCCCTGAGATATCGGCAGGATGTGATGTACTTCCTCCACGGGAGTCATTCTTCCTTCTGCAAAGCACCGCTCACAATATGGATGCTCACGAACGTATCGGTCACGGATTCGTTTCCAGGCGCGTCCGTATTTCTTGTTCACATTAGTGCTGCGTTCGTACTGGTTGTACTGCTTGTCAGCAAGGGCCTTGTGTTCCTCGCAGTACTGTCCGCCCTCCGCAGCGAGTCTCGGGCAGCCCTGCCACGCACAGCCCCTTCGAGGACGTCTGGGCACTGCTTTCACCTCGCTTTCGGGCATAAAGAAAGCCCCACAGGATTGCTCCCGCGAGGCTCGTCATTTCATTCTGTTTTGCTGATTATACTATATCATAGTCGGCACATTGGTTTCTTGTTGCAGAGCGTTGCAAAGTGTTGTAAAACGGGCAAGTTATATGGTAATCGGCTCCTCGGGGAGTGTGATATGCTGCAGTGCCACATTATGCCAGCGGAACACGGTCGTTCTGTCCGCATGCAGTTCATCCCCGATCTGCTCCCAGGTCATGTTATGGATATAGCGGTAACGGAGAACCATCTGTTCATCCGCATCGGAAACCGTAGCAATGACATCCCGCATCTGGGCTTTCAGGTCAATAAGCCTGTCGATCTCTCTGTTTATTTTGTCCTGCAGCTCCCAGACCTTTTCAAGCCGTCTGATAAAGGGTGCTTCGGTAGGACGGTTGGGATTATAATGCTCCTCAAGGCTCGGGGAACTGACCGTACCGACCATTTCCTGCAGCCGCTCCATTTCCGCTATATCTGAGTTTATTCTGTGATCCAGGCGGTATGCCTGTCGTAGATATTCTTTTGGTGTCATGATAGAGATTCCTCCTGTAATTTTTTCAGAAGCATCTGACCGTCAATACCGGTCAGCACCGCAAACCAGTCGGAACGAAAGAACCTCTCACAATCCTCTACCATGAGCTTCGCGTCTTTGTTCTTCGGGTATTTTTTCAGTTTTTTCCTTGCTGTTCGATAGTCCTTGACCGCCTGTAGGATGATCGCATTTGCAAGTTTCTCATAAGGGTCATTCATCGCCTCACCTCCAGGTTTGCCCTGACCGCATCGATCAGAGCGTCCTGGGTTTTCTCCTTTTTGCGGAGAGCCTTCATGACCTGTTCGTCAATCGTGCCTATGGCAATGATGTGGTGGATAACGACCGTATCCGTCTGTCCCTGACGATGAAGTCTGGCATTTGTCTGCTGATACAGTTCCAGACTCCATGTAAGACCAAACCATATGAGAGTTGATCCGCCGGACTGAAGGTTCAGCCCGTGTCCGGCAGATGCCGGATGGATGATTGCCGCAGAAATCTTTCCCGCATTCCAATCTTCAATATCCTTCGAGGTCTTTATCTTCCGGACAGGGAATCTTGCCTTTATCCGCTCCGCATCATGCTGATACCAGTAAGCAATAAGGACAGGTTTTCCGTTTGCGCCTTCGAACAGGTCTTCCAGGGCATCCAATTTGCGGTCATGGATGTGAAGGCTGTTTTTCTCCTCATCATAGACAGCGCCGTTTGCCATCTGCAGGAGTTTTCCTGAAAGCACCGCCGCATTCGCCGCATCGATCTCGGTATCCTTGATCTTTGCGACCATGTCCTCTCGGAATTTGTCATAGACGGCCATTTCCTTTTCATCCATCACGACCGGGACCTCGTTGATCACGCATTCCGGCAGCTTCAGATAATCGCAGGACTTCATGCTGATGGTAATATCGCCGATCCGGTCATAGATCTGCTGCTCTGCTCCGGGGAGAGGCTTATAGCTGAATATGACCTCGCCGTTCCGTTTGTCAGGTCGGAAGAATGTATTCCGGTAATTGGTGATGTACCGTCCGAGACGTTCTCCCAGATCAAGCACCCGGAACTCCGCCCACAGATCCATGAGTCCGTTGCTGCTTGGCGTCCCGGTTAGCCCCACGATTCGTTTCAGCTTCGGTCTGACTTTCAAAAGGCTCTTGAACCGCTTTGCCTGGTAGGATTTGAAGGAGGACAATTCATCTATGACCACCATATCGAAGTCAAAGGGAATGCCGCTCTTATTGACAAGCCAGTCCACGTTCTCACGGTTGATGATATAGACATCCGCCGTCTGCATGAGCGCCGCTTTCCGGTCTGCCTCAGTTCCGACCGCTACGGAATAGGTCAGCCCTTTCAGATGATCCCATTTCTTTATTTCCGAAGGCCAGGTATCCCGTGCAACACGCAGCGGAGCGATTACAAGGACTTTCCGAATAAGGAACATGTCCAGGATAAGGTCAAACAGCGCCGTCAAGGTAATAGCTGTTTTGCCTTTTCAACCCAAGCCCATATCAAGGAAAATCGCAGCGATCGGATGGCTTTCGATATAGTCGATTGCGTACTGCTGGTAATCATGTGCTATGAACTTCATTCGGCATCACCTCCAATCTCTTGTAAAATTGCGCTGATCTGCTCCGTGTTGTCGATGCAGTAGACCTTAAAGCCGAGAGCCTCCAGCTGCTTTTTTCTTCTGACCTGCAAAGACCGCATCACTTTTCCCGGCGCTTTCAGTTCCGCAAAAGCGATGTGACCAGAAGGGAGGAGGATGATGCGGTCAGGCACACCATCAAATCCCGGACTTACAAACTTTGGTGCAAGACCGCCGGACTTCCTGACAGCCTTGACCAGTTTTCTCTCGAGATACTTTTCATTCACTGTATTTCTCCCAGATCTGCTCCGGATCAAACCAGAGCCATATTTTTTCTCCCTCGCCATTGACAACCTCCACTGTTTTGATGCCTTCTTCACGCTTGATGCGTCTTACGGCATATTTTGATAATCCCTGTTCCTGGCAGATATCCTGCACCTTCCTGCAGTCCATGAAATCACTGCCCACAATTTCTCTGATCATTCCATTAACCTCCGATTGAATGGAACAACGACCACAAATTTTTCTATCGCGCGCAAAAACACGTGTCGCGATACGCTTTTTCTTTATATTTTTGTTTTGTTTTGTACTATATAGAAAAAGATGTTCCGTTGTTCCCGATTGATCCGTTTTCGCCTTATATCAACAGGTTTTCCGGTGGAACAGGCACAACTGGCGTGTTCTGGCTGTGCAGTTGTTCCACCGACCTGTTCCGGTTATTTGCGCTGATAGACGCGCTGCTTTCCATAGATGGGGAGTCTCACCGATTTTGCAGTCCGCTCCCAGTCTCCGAACCTTGTCATGATCGCTGCAAGCGCATAGCTGTCGGATGGTTTGATATCCTCTTTAGCTTTACCGAAGCACTCGCACCAGATCTCGATATTGGAAACTGTCTCACGGCGCACCGTGCCTTTTACATTGAGAGGACCGTCCGGGTCCTGCACATACTCCCGCCTCTGATAAACATCCATTGTGTCCCAGGTCTCCGGCAGGAGCATATCAAGGTAACGGGCAACAAGACCTTCACGGTCATCCCGCTCCATTGCTTCGGACTGCTCCTTCTTTGCGTACTCCTCCAGTTCGTGACTTAAGAACAGTTCCTCGCCGCCCTTTGCAAGCACGATGACCTCTGCCCATATCTGGTCGATGATCTCCTGAGTCAGATCCCAGGGTTTCATCCTGCCGGTTCCGGGAACACGCACGTTCCAGAATCTGCGGTTGCCTGTGATATCACGCAGATAACCGTTCTCACTGTTGGTGGTGCCGAAGAAAATGCACTGTCTCGGATGCGGAGTGACACGCCTACCGAAAGAGGCACGGTACTTGTCATCGCAGCGGGAGACGAAGGCTTTGACCTTCTCAAGGTCGGCCTTACGCATGCCAGCCATCTCGCCGATCTCATGGATCCAGTACCCCTGGAGTTTTTCCGCTGCCGTCTTGTCATTCATATCCGATAGCGTCAGGCTATCGGCAAACCACTCCATGCCAAGTTTTGCGATCAGTGTACTCTTGCCGATACCCTGTTCGCCGTTAAGGACTGTAATGTAATCGAACTTGATGCCTGGATGGTAGATACGCATATATGCCGCACAGAGCGCCTTGCGTGTCACCGCCCGGACATACTCATTGTCCTGTGCGCCAAGATAGTCAATCAGCACCGTGTCCACCCTCGGGATCTCGTCCCATACAGGAAGAGACTCGAAATAATCCTTAATGGGATGATAGGAGCGGTCATCCGCAGCCTTGGTCACGGCAACGTCATAGTTCCTTTGAGAAAAGCTGCCGTAGCAGGCATCGACATAGCAGATAAGCTGTGCATCGTCCGCATCTCGCCAGAACTTTGCCGGATGTTTCCAGGGAACCTCTCCACAGATCTCCATGCCGTCCGCCAACTGATTAAAGCGGATATTTTTCATATACGGATCGTTCTCCATGATCAGGCGAATGTTATGCAGTAAATTTTCCAGGACGCCGTTCTTGTTGCGCTGCAGCTTTTTCTTCCAGTCATCGTCCCCGGCATCGGCAAAGTCGGACTCAGCCTCCGCGAGGCGCTCGTTCGCCGCTGCGACTTTCACCTCGTCCTGCTGCATGGCAAAATCGCACATGGCTTTGAAGGACTCCTTATCGTCCAGGTCTCCGAACTTATGAATGCGGACGATATCAAAGGCATTGCAGAGCCTGAGATACGCGGGGTCTTTCGCATGGTGGGAGTACACGAACTTGTCCTCTTTGATCTCCACACCCGCCATACTGCTCGATGTGATCAGATGCCAGCGACTCTCATTGTCGGTCGGCTCATATATATCGGAAAGAAATTACTCCAGGGCTTTCTGAACCGGGAAGAAGACCCTGTTGAACAGACCGACTGTGCCTTCCTTAATCAGCGGATCCTGCACCTTCTGCTGTGCGACCGTATTTGCTTTGCTCTCACGGGATGAGGTCGGCAGTCTTGTCGGATCGGTCCACTCAGGATGAGCAGACAGGATAACATCAGGGTCAAGCCATCCTCCGTCTGTTTCCTTATACACAAATACGCCGTTCTGCGGAGAGGACGGCCAGTACATCAGCTGATTGGGCTGATAGCTGCATTCATCAAAATAGTCGATGCCGAGCATTTGCGCGAGATACCTGGACACTGCCACGAACTCCTCCGGAGTAACGTCACGGGTCAAAGGAAAGACCAGGCGCACCCTCGGGTTTTCTTCTGTGCTGCTATGCGTGGTATAAAGCACGGATGTATATGGACAGGTTGTTTCATAGTTATCCAGGAACTCCTTTGTGATGCGGTCACCGTCAAGAGCGACCATAGAGCGTTTCTCCACGGTATCGATCTTCCGGCGGCCGCCCATCAGAACGCCTGTGACAAAACCACCGTGGTCTTTCGCTGCGTCCCTCTGCGCCTTGCTCATTTTGGCATATTCTTCAGCGGACTCCGTGGTACGGATCGTAACCTTGAGCCGCTCCTTCAGATCATCAAATCGTATGGTCTTGTTGACCCATTTCTTTGCTTGACGGTTGTTGCCGTAGGCGATAGCAAGATCCCTCATCTGTACGACCTCCTTATTCTCGGTGTCTCCCCGTATTCAAACCGTGCCTGACGCGCCAGTTCCCTTGCGCGGTACACCCGCTTATTTACGAAATCCCTGTACTGATACGCCCCATATTCATGTGTCACCATAGGGATATAGCTGTCCTCCATATCCTCACCGAAATGAGTAAAGAAGGTTCTGTCGCGCCTGTCGTTATAGGCAAAGAGGTACGGCTCATGCGTTTCCGGATGGAAACCGATGGTCACCGGATTCTCATAACTGCCGCCACCGCCGTCATCCATTTCCTGGCAGAAGATGTAGAGGTCATCATCCATCGGATCACCGAAACAGATCATGCCTGCCCAGCTGTCGGTATACTCACCGTTGCTGATTTTCGAGATCACCCTTTCCTCCTCCGGGGTACCCTTAATGCTCCTGCGCTTTACCTCGAAGTAGCAATGGAAATGAGGAAGATAGAAATCCGGCAGATAATTTGTACCGTCACTTAGAACGATTCCTTCCGGCTCGTACTCCCATTCGATGCCCATCGCATCAAAGAAAACTGCCCATCTTGCTTCAAGCCTGGAGCGGAAGAGATATCTCTTGTACTCTGTCTGTATCGCCTTAAACTCACTCATAACGATTCCACCTCCTGGAACTTACTGTTGAAATAACGGATAGGCTGTCTGCGTTTCTTAGCCACATCGATCTCTGCCTGCATTCCGGCGGATACGGTATCGCCAAGCACCCACAGTTCAGAACATTTACCGAGAAGAATGACATCCATAAATATCGCAAGCTCACGCTCTGCCGGATCATCATCATTCATAAACTGCGGGAACAGAAGATGGGGAGCAAGAGGGATCTGCCCCTTTTCCAGCGCAAACCTGCAGAACGCCCTCGCCCTTTCCGTATTTACTTCTACATCGCCGGACAGGGGACTTGCGATATATACAAGCGGCCTGTATGTCCGGTCTTTGATTTGTTTCGACATATCAACTGCCTCCTTCTAAAAAATTTGCCGAGGCTACACCTCTAACAGGTAGCCTCGGCAGGAGGTCAAATCTGACGGTTTACTTCCAATTTTCTCGAATTCTTTTCTCAGCCCTCTTCAGCTTCTGCGTGATGTTGTTTTCATCTGCACCGATTTCGGCTGCATACTCACGGATCGGCAGCTCGTCCATACGAACGGCGATAAACATATCCGCCCAGTCCGGCTTCTTTTTCAGAATGATGCGCACCTTTTCGCAGATATCCTCATAGCTTTCACAGCGCTCACGCTCGATCTCGTCCCTACGGAAGATGCGATCATCAGCCACCTCGCTCATCAGCGGTTCAGATGTATCGACATCATCCTCGCCGTCATCCTTACCGGGCTGCGCCTTGCTGTACCCACGATGGCGGTCAAATTTGTGCCAGGAGTTGTAATCCGGACGATTGAACTGCTCCTCAAAAGCATCCTGAATCATCCGCTCCCGTTCCTTCTGCGTGAGATCCTCACCCTCCAGGGAAAGTGATACCCACAGCTGCTCTGTTGCCTCCGCATCCAGGTCGATTGTCTGAACGCTCTCGTCATAACGTACCTTCAATTTCATGTCTGTGTCCTTTCCGTCCTTGGGTCACCGGACGATGGGACACAGAAAGAGCCTGCGGTAGAAGATGACCACAGACTCCTGAAAATCCGAAAATGGGCGCAGGAAATCAACGGTGGGTGCATCTTCGTTTCCGGAGCGGTCTTGACCGCTGCCTGAACTCTCTATGCTCCCATCGTCCTAATGGCCATCTCGGACTAAATGAGATTAATGTGATTTATGTATAACCGCTGTGCGGCTGATACCTTGGTTGGTGTATCTCCCTCTACTACCAGGCGAAAAAATCAACCCCCGGGGAGATGCTTTCCGATCGCTTTTCAGCTGATCTGTCACCGTTATAACATGGAAATTTTTTTGAAAACGGACACGCCATGTCCGGTCAAAAAAGCCCGTATAAACACAAAAAGCCGGAGTTACCTACTTAGCCAACTGGCTTAAATAGATAACTCCGGCGATCAGTTCCTCGATTGGTTACGGGACTACTTGCGGTAGTTTCTGTTTATTTCTTTGCCGCCTTCTTGATCGCGGCATTTACCTGGTACTGCATATCTTCCCAGGAGATGGTTTCGTATTTGTTTTTATCGGTCTTGACCTCAAGCTGAACCTCGTCTCCGTCTATAACGACATCGCAGAAACGTGGAGGAGTAGGCTTGTCACTGCTCAGATTACGGATTGCCTGTCTCAATAGCTGTCACCTCCTAAAACCGCGCCAGCCAAGCCAGGAATTCATCTGTCGTTGCTGATCCGTGCGCCATCCTGTTTCTCCAGTCACGGACTTCGCTTGTAAGCTTTTCAAATTTCTCTGCAGCATCGGTATCCTCCGGATGCCTGTTCGTCATCATTTTGTATCGCATATAAACTTTGCGATACTCTTTAGTTGCTGCATCGTTCTTTTCCTTGTTAGCCCTTGTCACCTGGGCTCCGACATCCTTGCAAGTCTTATCCTTGTTATCTCGAAGCGGATACGAGCAGTACACAGCGTCCGAGCGTCCTTCCGGAATAAAGTAATGTCCGCAGTTTTTACACTTCACAATGTTTGCTTCTGTGTTGATGACATGCGCCATATCAAATATCAGAAGGGAAAAAGAGGACTTTATTGTGTACAATGATTCAAATCCGTTTTCAGTCAAAATCAAACGGTAATCAATGTGCTGCATATCCATGTGGTTGCCGTACATGGCTGTGAACGCTTCAATACCCCTGGTATGGCTTTCATCATCGGACTCGGTGCTTTCCATGATCTGATTAAACATTGCCTTCGTGAGGATGTACTTTTCTGCAAAAGCCAAGTACGATGTCAGAAGAATTTGCATAACGGTATCGCCGCCAACACTATCGCATCCCGTGTCCTCAAAGATGTACTGCTTCACGCTATCGTAAGAACTGCCAAAGAGACCTACATACTCCTCAACTCTGTTCTCTCTAACAGCCCTGAACCAGTCATCGGCGCTATTCATGAATTCCAGGACTATCATTGTACTTATCACAGGCGGAAATTCTGCGTTAACTTTCTCATGAAACTGTAAAAATGCATCAAGGTAATTGTCTGTCGTGCCTTCCTTCTCAAGCCCATCACAGGACATAAGGATAGCCTTTATATCCATAGGGGTCAGTCGCATATACTCGCAGATAAGACCACCGATGGGATACTCGTCATCGCTTTGAGCCATAACCAATCTGTACTTGCCACCGTCAAATATGGTGTTCAGACCAAAGTCGATATTCAGTTCATCTTCTCTTGTTATCACTTTTTATACCTCCAACCGCCAAAAGGGCTTGTTAACATTCTCTGTTTCTATATATCTATTGATAACAAGTATAGCACTCCGACTTTTCTTTGTCAACAATCGCAGCAAAAGTTTTTCGATTGTTAACATCCAGATCAAAAAAATAAGCACCCACCACAAACGTGATGAGCGCCATGACCGGACATGCCATGTCCGTTTTCACCGAAATTTTTTTGATATTTTTATATTTCCACACCATATGGAGCAAGATAGTCCCTTATCGCCCAGATCGGTTCTGGGTATTTTATACACAACGCTTCGCTGATCCATTGATGCGCCGGATTGATCGGACTAAGCGGACAGCCCAGCACCTCCATAAGTTTAAAGCTGATAGACGGAGGGAGGTTCATTCCAAAACATATAAGAGCGGCCGTCTCCACCTTTGGAGTCGTTTCCCGTTTCACAGTACGGCTGATGGTCTTGGGATCGCGGTCAATGGCATCGCCGAGATCAGTATATTTCATACCGCGCCAGTTGAGCAGAAGCTCCATGCACTGCTCCGGGTCATCGGTCATCTTTTTGCGGATAGCTATTTCCTCTTCCTGCTGTTTCTTCCGCATTGCCACCTGTCGTTCCTGCGGAGCGTTCTGGTAGCCGTTATGGAATTTCAGTTCAAAAGTGATATTGCTGTCCTCACGGTTCAGGAAACAGACAGTGTGATATTCCTCGCTGACCTTGCTGGTGATCTTCATATCGAAGACCAGGCAGCATTCGTCCATATGCGACCGCGCGTAATCCGTCAGGTCAAGCCGTCCGTCCTCATCGTACTGAACATACAGAGGAGCGTTATAGACATAGTGGTTATCAACGAAAATGTAATCGCCGCTCTCGGTCAGCTTACGCAGATCCTGATTAACAAACCGCTCAACCGCCGCATCCTGTGCGGAAATGGAAAATGTCTGATTGACCTTCAGCGCACCCTTGCGGAATGTATGCGGTTTGACATAGTGACCGTCAAGATATGTATAGGTGCCGATGGCAGCGTCAAAGCCTAATTCCACGAGACGGATCTTTGCAGCCTGCTTGGAAACACCGAACGCTGTTTCCAATGCGGTGATGACCTGCTCCATGACCTCGTTCTCATGTCTGGCATTCAACTCCCGCATGAAACGGGCTATATATTCCTTTGCCTTGACCTTGAATGGCTCTGCAGGCATCTGGATTCGCGGCGTCAGCTGGTTTGCCTGTTTCTCCATCTGCTCAGTCGCGCTCCTGGCAACAGCGGATGCCGCACCGCCGACAACCTCACAGCTTATGTGGGAGGCTTCTGCATTATACAGTTTCTCCAGTTCAAATACTTTTCTGTGTTTTACCCAGTGGACACACTCATGGACAATCGTATTATTGACGGAGCCGAGATTGCGTAGAAGATACATCTGCGGGTCAAATACGATAGTCTTCTCAGGGATGGTCATCGGGACCGTTTTATCCTCATTGGCATCGAACATCTCTGCTTCAGTCTCGACAAAATAGATCTGGCCGAACACGGACGCATCCTCTCGGATACGCTGCTGTTTGACCGTCAGTCCCAGGCTGTCTGCCAATACAAGCGGATCGACCATGACCGGAGGCTGTCCGTATGGCGTGACTTTTAGCGCATCTTTATAATGGTCCTTCAGAAATTCTGTAGCGACCTTATCAAGCTGATCATAGGGGATAAACGGGACAAGAGCATCAGACAGGGAATTGGGAGGCGCACTCTTTTTACTGTACGGTTCGACACGGATGATTTCCCAATCATCCAATCCGCAGGCGAGATTGCCCTCGCAGTATACACGGATCCAAGGATAACACTGGTCGCTTTCGTCATAGTGATAATCACCTTCTTTGACATCGATTTCAAGCTGCATGCCGACCTCAAAGGCAACTCGCATCCCCGGAAGATCCCGAACATATACTCTTTCAATGGTGGCATCGATCATCTCTGCATACCCTACACGGTGAACGTTCCGGGTATAGAGGTTCATCGACTCCCAGTTCTCATTTACATATTCTTCAGCGGTCTGGTACAAGCCGTTATAGCATTTATCCTTTACAAATTCAGCGAATGAACGGCCTGTGTGAATATTACGGGTACTTTTACACCACTTGTCCGGATTGAGGAAACCATTGTTCCGGATTGATGGAAACCGCTCTTCCGGTCATTAGGGAACCACTCTTATAATGGATGTAAGCATCGAATTTGATGCTAATTCATTATG